AAGATTATAATTGGATAAATAATATAAATTCTTTAATTGAAAATGAAGTAATATCTGATGGAAGAGTAAGAAATTTAAGAACTTTTAAAATGGATCATAGTTTAGATCTTATTAAAGATTTTAAATATAAAAAAATAATAATTTGTGAAAGTAGAGATTTTAGTTGGGGAAATAATTATGGTGAATGTATTATATCTTTTAATATATTGAAAAGTATAGCTAAAAATTTATTTAAAGAAAAAACAATAATTGATAATAAATCTAATCCTTATAGATATGAAGATTAAAATAAATAAAATATGAAAATAGGTTTATGTGGTACAATGAGTGTGGGTAAAACTACATTAGTTAATAGATTAAAGGAATTAAAACAATTTAAAAATTTTGAATTTGCTACTGAACGTAGTAAGTATTTAATGAATTTAGGTATTCCATTAAATACTGATTCTACATTAAAGGGTCAAACTGTATTTTTAGCAGAACGTGTTGCTGAATTAATGAAAGAAAATATTATAACTGATAGAACAATTATAGATGTTATAGCTTTTACTAATTTAGCTAAATCGATTGATTTTAAAGATAAAGAATATTTTGAAGATTATGCTTGTTTATTTGTAGGTGAGTATGATTATATATTTTATATTTCTTCTGAAGGTACTGTTATGGAAGATAATGGTGTTAGAGAAACTGATTTAGAATATAGAGATGATATTGATAATGCTATTGTTAAAACATTAAATAAATTTGGTCATAGATGCGATAATGTGCATATATTAAAGGGTAGTACTGATGATAGAATTGAACAAATATTAGGAATTATACAAGATTAAATATTTATAGCAAATATAATATCATGGATAATTTTAGTTTACAAAACTGGAGAATCAGAGTAGTTAACGAAGACGCATTTAGGGAAGGAATGGGAGAATTAAATGTGTACGGATATCAAACTAATCATTTTGATATATGTCCTGGTGCTCAAACTTTATTTAAAGACATTTTAAGAGGAGAATTTACTGATGGTGTCCCTAGTGCTAAAGAACAAGATAAAATTGTTGAATTAGCTAAATTACATGATATTTTATTTAAATTAGAAAAAATTGCTCTTAAGGATCAAGATGATGCAAAGGTAGTATTTGATAAAGTTATAGAGACCGCTTCTGATATCTATGAATTAGCTACTGAAATTGGGTTAGACAAAAACACAGACTTAAGATATATTCAAGGTCATGTAGAAAGGGTCAATGATGCAGCTCAAGGAGTAGATGATATTGGTAGACCATTAGATGAAGATAAGGCTGAAGATATGAGGGCTTTAATTAAACAAAGAGATGCCTTAATAAAAAAACATTCTGATGCTGGAGAAATGTTTAGTGATAAAGTTTATGATCTTGATAGACAAATCCAAAAAATAGCAAAATCCGAAAGCTTAGATGAAATTGAATTAGAAATCCCAGGTGAAGAAAATGCACCTGCAGGGGATAAGGTTTTAAATAAAAAGTTAACTAAAAATGATAAAATTATTGCTGCTTACAAAGAAATAGAGCAAGAAATTAGAGATAGCATTCAAAAAATAAAAACTGGTAATGAACTAGAAAAAAAAGTTGCTATGGATTTCTTAAAGTCTAATCAAGATACTATAAAAGCATACAATAATTTAAAAAAGGTTTGAACCGAATAAGTGTTTTATTACTTTGTATTACTACCCTTGCTATATTTTTCATAATTAATAAAAAAGAAGATATAGACCTATCCCAGTATAGAGATAAAATTGAAGAATTGCAACAACAAGTGGAAGAGTTGGAGCAGGTGAATGATAGTCTAGAATTAATAGAAGAACAATTAGAGACTAAAATATCAAATTATGATAATACAATTAATAACTTAAATAGACAACTTGATGTTATTAAAATTGAAACAGAAGCTAAACTTAACGCTGTTAACGATCTTAATGCTAGTGAATTGGAATGGTTTTTCACAAACCGATATAGATTCAGTAAAGATACAATTAACTAAACCTATTGCTAAACTAGTAATACAAGACTTAATTAAATTTGATGCCTCTTATATGGAAATAGAGACATTACAACAAATTCTTAAAGAAACTAATTCAAAAATTGATACTCAAAACGAATTAAATACTAATTTAAGATCCCAAATTGAAACATATAGAAAAATGTTATCAACTAAGGACGAACAATTAGATACTTCAAAAAGTATGTCCGAAGAATTAGAAAAAGCATATAAAAGAGAAAGAAGAACTAAAAAATTCTACCAAATTACCTCAGCTGTTGGGGGAGCAGCTATACTGTTATTATTAGTACAATAATGGCTGATAATTTAAAACATATAATAAAAGAAGAATTTATAAAGTGTGCTAAAGATCCAGTATACTTTATGAAAAAATATTATACTATACAACATCCACAAAGGGGTAGGATTAAATTTAATTTATATCCATTTCAAGAAAAGGTTCTTAATCATATGCATAAAGAAGATTATGTTATAATTAATAAATCAAGGCAATTAGGTATCTCTACTTTATGTTCAGCTTATTCATTATGGATGATGTTATTTCATAAAGATAAAAACGTATTATGTATAGCTACTAAACAAGAGACAGCTAAAAACATGGTAACTAAAGTAAGATTTGCTTATGACCAATTACCAAAATGGTTGCAAATAAAAACGGATGAGCACAATAAATTATCTCTACGTTTAGCAAATGGATCTCAAATTAAAGCAGTAGCGGCAAGTCAGGACGCAGGTAGGAGTGAAGCAGTATCTTTACTATTAATAGATGAGGCAGCTTTTATTGATGGTATTGAAGAGATATTTGCCTCAGCTCAACAAACACTAGCTACTGGTGGTGGGTGTATAGCTTTATCAACACCTTATGGTACTGGTAATTGGTTTCATTCAACTTGGGCTAAAGCAGAGGCAAGAGAAAATACATTTTTACCAATAAGATTACCATGGACTGTACATCCCGAGCGTGATCAAGAATGGAGAGATGAACAAGACATAGTATTAGGTCCTAGAATGGCATCACAAGAATGTGATTGTGATTTTAGTACATCAGGTGATACTGTCATAGAACCAGATATATTGAACTTTTATGAAAGTACTTACATTCAAGAACCAGTTGAAAGAAGAGGTATAGATGGAAATTTATGGGTATGGCAAATACCAGATTATTCTAGAGATTATATAGTAGTAGCCGATGTTGCTAGAGGTGATGGTAATGACTTTTCGGCATTTCATATATTTGATATAGAAGAGGCAACACAAGTAGCAGAATTTAAAGCACAAATCCAAACAAAAGATTATGGTAATTTATTATTTGCTATAGCTACAGAATATAATGATGCTTTACTTGTAGTAGAAAATGCAAATATTGGTTGGGCTGTAATACAACAATTAATAGATAGAGGATACAGAAATTTATATTATTCTCCTAAAATGGACGTATCAATGACTAATGCGGATCAATACTTATCTAGATATGAAAATAGTCAAGGTATGGTTCCTGGATTTACTACATCAATGAAGACGAGACCACTTGTAGTCTCCAAAATGGTTTCGTATCTTCATGAGAAATCTGTTACTCTTCGTTCTAAAAGATTATTAGAAGAGTTAAGAACGTTTGTGTGGAAAAATGGTAAAGCACAAGCATTATCAGGTTATAATGATGATTTAACTATGGCATTAGGAATAGGAATGTTTTTAAGGGATACTGCTTTACATTTTAGACAACAAGGTGTGGATATGGCTAGAGCAGCATTAGGAGGAATACATTCAACAAATTATCAAGCACCAACAATTTACAGTGGTGGAACACCAACTAAAAACCCATATCAAATGGAAAATCCATATGGAGATAAAGAAGACATCTCTTGGTTACTGGATTAATATTTATTATATATACTATACACAATGGCAGACACTTCATTATTTGGTAGATTAAGAAGATTATTTTCTACAGACGTAGTTATAAGAAATGTAGGAGGGAATCAACTTAAAGTAATAGATTCTAACCAAATACAATCTTTAGGACAACTACAAACAAACTCACTATACGATAGATTTAATAAATTGTATAGCACTACAGGAGGGCTGAATTATAACACAATGAAGCAGACTAATTACCCTTCTACTAGAATTCAATTATATACAGATTATGAGGCAATGGATACTGATTCTATTGTTGCTTCTGCATTAGATATAGTATCTGATGAATCTTGTTTAAGAAATGACATGGGCGAAGTACTACAAATTCGTTCGGCTGATGAAACAATACAAAAAATATTATACAACTTATTTTACGATGTATTAAATATAGAATTTAATCTATGGTCTTGGACACGTAATATGTTAAAATACGGTGATTTTTATTTAAAATTAGAAATATCAGAAAAATTTGGAGTATTTAATGTGATACCTTTTTCTTCTTATACTATTATGAGACA